AGCGCCGCCGCCGATTCCTCTGCTGTCAGACCAGCACGGGCAAAGTTCAGACAGGCATTCGCCGCATCGCTCATGCCGTATGTCGAATTGGATGCAGCCTGGGCCATCGCGCTTTCCAGCAGTTCAGCCTGTTCAGCTGTGTTTCCCATGGTCTGATTGGTCAGCGTCATGACCTTATCGACCTCGGCATACTTGGATGCCGCAACGGTGCCGAAGCCGATCATGGCAGCAGATGCCGGCATGATGGCCTTGCCTGCGCCCTCGATCTTCTCGCCGACTTGCTGCACCTGTTCGCCAGCAGCCGCGATCTTCTGCGCACCGACGGAGCCGAACTTGTCCATCTCGGCATTGAGACCTTTCAACTTCTGCTCGGTCTCTGCAATCTCACGCTGCAAGGCGTCCCATTCCGGGCCGTTGTCATTGCCAGCGAGTCTCATCTGCGCCGCCGCTTCTTTGAGCGTTTCGAGGCGCTGTTTGGTGGCGTCAATGGATGTGGTCAGATTGGTGAATTTCTGCTGGAGCAGTTCGGTGTTGCCGGGATCCAGCTTCAGCAGCTTATTGATGTCTTTCAGATTGTTCTGACTTTGACGCGCAGACCTGTCAACATCGGAGAGCGCCTTGGTCAGCTTAGTAGCGTCGCCGTTCAGCTCTATGGTAATACCGGCGATCCGGCCACCCGCCATATCATCACCCCCGCTTTAGAATTTATCGAAGTCCGCTTGTGTCGCAAGCTCGTGATAGCTGTCCGACTCATTATCGTTCGCGGATTCGACGATCATATCGAAGATGATTCCCTCGTCCAGTTCTTCCATCTCCGCGAGTGATAAACCTATCTGCTTGGCGCGTAGCAGGTACAGCGCCGTATTTACTTCTCGATCAGTTGGTCTTCTTTTTTTTTCGGCTTGCTGGTCGTGGCCCTGTTGTTCATATACAGCATGATGATGTCCATGGCGTGGACAATGAACTCCATGGTCTCAAACTGCTCAAGCCAATCCAGATAGCCGTCAATGTCCAGCGCCTTCATGTCCTTCCCCTCTGCGGAGGAATTCATGATATACGCCAGCTGCGAAACGGTGTTCATTTCGCCGGATCCTACGATGGCGATTGCGGCACCTATCATGTCGGGAGACATATCAGAGAGCGCGATCTCGCCATCACCAGCGGCCTGTGCCGCCTCCGCGCCCTTCATCATCACGGCGAGTTTTTCAATGCCGACTTTGTTGATGATGTTGGAAATGCTGTCCATTAGCTCCTTGCCGAAGACCATGCGGAAACGCAGCGAGGTCGCACCATTGGCAACGAAAGGAATGCTTTTCTCCTCGCCATCAGCCATCTGCAAAACAATTTCTCTACGCATTTGCTATCCCTCCAATTATGCAGAAACGCCCCGAGGCATTGTGTACCTCGGGGCAACAGTCGATTCTATCAGCCAGCCGCCTCGACGATGATGGTCTTGGTGGCCACCACGCTGGCATCGGAAGCCAGCGTAGCCTTGATGGTTGCGGTGCCCTCCGCGACGCCGGTGACAACGCCAGCGCTGGTCACGGTGGCATTATCGGTGTCCAGGGAAGACCAGGTCACGGTCTGGCCAGCGGGAGCAGTGGTCGCGGTCAGGGTGATGGTATCACCAACCTCAACGCTATCATCGCCGCTGATCACGATGGTGTCGGAAGCCAGCGCAGGCTGATACACCTCGTTATACCAGCCCTGATAGGTGGCATCGGCGGTGTCGGAGCAGCTACGGGCCTTCACGATGGTCTTGTTGATGCCAGGGAGGAAGATCGGGGAAGCGTTGATCGTGATGCTCTCGGTCTGCACCTCGGTCTCTTCCTCCTTGGTCTGGGAGCTGACGCTGGGCCTGGTGGCGGTGCAGTTGTACATCACATGGCGGATCTGGTTCACGTCGCCGTCGAACTCGAACAGCAGGGCGAAATGGACGCTGGTGGCGTCGGCGTTCTCGACCAGGACGCCATTCTGATCCATGTAATCGCCCAGGACGTTCACACGGAAATCCTCCGGCACCATGGCGCTCTCGAAGTCACCAGAATAGCCGTTGTTGTTGTTCACGACGTAGTACTGAATGCCGTCGGCATAGAAGATGGTCGGGGATCCTTCCGCATCCATAGACAGGGACACAGCACCCGGCCACGGCTTCACGGTACCGAAGGACGGCACATTGCTTTCGTTGAACGTGACCACAGCATAGTGGACGTTCTTGAGGTTGAATTTAACCTTGTTCTTCTTGGGCATCGTTCACCCCTCCTATAGTTTACTTGCCCTCTGCTCGATCTCTCGTTCGAGGGCTTCGCTGGTGGACTGCTCGACAGGAGCGATATGCACTCTGGCAGAAGCGCGTCCACCCTGGCGGAGCGCATGGCCTTTCTCGGTAAGGTGGGCCAGTCCGGGATTCGTGGCGTTGTGAAGGACGCCTTCGATCTTGTCGCTGGATTCGCTCACAACCTTAAAGCGCCAGCCCTTTGCGTAGGTTCCGGGCTTGCCGCCCTTGCTGCTGCGCACGGGAGAAGTCGCCTTAAGCTGCTTCGCTCCTTCCTTGCCGACCTTCTTGACGGCCTCCACGGTTTCAGTCCCAAGGTCATCGGTATAACCTTTGAGGGCATCCATGATGGCGCTGGCCATTCCGTCAACGCTGACACGAACATTGCTCAAAAAAACACCCCCGATCAGCCGTCGGAGCTGTCAAGCATGACGCTCATCTCATACGTGGTCACATACATCCGCTCACTGCTGATGTACGTCGGCCCCAGCTTGGAATAGCCGATGTCGGCAGTTTCCAGAGCAGCTTCCACGGCCTCCTCCAGATCGAAGTCCTTGTTGTCGGTGTACAGTTCGATGCGCAGCTCCGTGATCTTCTTGTAGCTGATGCCGTCGGCGTGAAAATCGCTGCGGCCAGGGTACAGGAAGCAGATAAAAGGCGGATCAACCGCTTCTTCCTTCTCGAAATGATCGTAGGCGTATGCCAAGCCGATGCCCTTGATCATGTCAGAGATTTCGGTGTGCGTCACGGCTCATCCACCTCGCTCTCGGAGGCTTTATGCACTCCCGTCTCGCGCTGCGCATACAGCTCCAGATAATCCGTCCCCTCTGGGTGGTAGGTGCGGTAAATGGCGTATCTGGTGCCGTTGTACTCACAGATCTGCTGGCCGTCGTATTCACCCATGAAAACAGAGAACATGATTTCCGGGCGCATTCCCTGCCTGCCAGCAGAGAAATACTCGTTCCGGCTCACGCTCCCAACCTGGGCGAATACCTCGGTTACCGTCTCCGCCGTCGTGCGCCATACGCCCTTGGCGTCCTGCTGGCGGGTGGGAGGGCCTATCAGCTTGATAGTGGTGTCAACCATCGGCTACCACCGCTTTCTCTTTGAAGACCCTGTTGTTCAGCATCAGGCGGAGCATGCGCGGCATGGTGGTCGCGTCGTAGTTATGCACAGGGCCAGTCGCGCCGTCGCGCTTCCTCCACAGCCATGCGGCATACATGACGATCAGCTGCGCATCCTCAATATTGGAGGCGTCCAGCGTGGACGCCCCCTCGTTGATGATGTACTTCTCAGCAGCGGTGAGCAGCTGGGTGAGCCGCGCATCATAGGCCGTGGTGGTCAGGATGCCCAAATCGGTCTTGAGCATCGTCAGCATGGTTTCCTCCATCTGCTCACCCCGCGATCATCAGGTCTTCGGCACAGACACGACCACGCCAGCGGACACGATGCGGTTGTTGGCGTCCAGCTCCACGACGGTGATTTTCTTGCCAGCCGCAGCGGTGATCTGCGTGGTGCCGGAGGTCAGCGCGGTGAAGCCGGTGGCGGTGCCGCCCACCTCAACGGCGGGAGTGCCCAGCTTGTACTTCAGCACGGGATCGCTCTGCGCGATGGTGCCGCTGACGGTCAGCACGGTGTCGCCAGCAGCAGAACCAACGGCGGCGGTGACAATCAGATCGTTCATGTCAGCGTTGGCATAGTCCTCGGGGAAGGTCTTGGTGGTGGTGGGATCGGTGTTGTTGTAGTTCACAACGGTGAACGCCTTACCCGCCACGGGCAGGCCGTCATAACGAGCGGTGCCCTTGAACACGGTCTGATCCTGGAGGAACAGCGGGATGTCGCTGTTGGCAAACTCGATGCCGGCACGCTCCGCCAGGAGGTAGTTGCCGCCGAAGCCGC